ATTTAATATGGTGGCACTCAGAGCAGAGGACTTGGAGCCCGTCCACTTCGCAAAACAATCGTCCCACAAACCCTGGAAGATCGTCAAACTCTTTGAGGCTTCCGCATGGGACGATGTGGTCCACTGACACGTCCCGGTTTCTATAAGTGTCACCGCATGCTTCACATAGGTATAATCCTCTACCCTGCTTGGCTCTGTTTTTGGCGACGTATTTGGGGGGGTATCTCTGAAAACCTCTCCTGAGTATCGATCGTATGAAAGACCAATACTTCCCTTCACTCCATCCTTGGTGCATGTCATAAGTTATTTATAAAGATGAAAGGTGCTATCATCAATGAGACAGCACCCGTTGCTAGATACACTCTCACTAGTGGTTGCATAATCCACTCCCACTTCTCCTCCGTAGGGAGGAAGGTGAGAAGGTAGTGTGATACTAACCACACCCAGCCGATCACGAGGAAAGCTGCTACCTCCGAAGTCACTCCACTAACCCCCACTCGAATTGTTGCTCTGGCTCTCGTCGCATCCAAAGAAGCGTTGCATTTCTGAGGAGGATATCTCCTCCCTCTTCTCCATAGGCCTTAGCATACTCATCACGAATCCTATCTGTCCATCCGGGCATGAGGTTAGGCAAGATTTTATTAGCCCGCTTAGGGCCGATGCCCTGTATCCCTGGTATTGAATCGGTAGGATCTCCCGTGAGGCACTGTCTGCCGAAGTTAAGGTTAGCCTCCTCCTCGCTGATCTCCTTGAGGATCTGTTTGTCATAGTTATAGTTCCATCCTGGTGTGTTCAGCAGGTCTTTGTCAATGGCTACTATGCACGTTTCATGAGCAGAGGTGCATTGTTCCCAACTCACTCTGTCATCAGCCTCCTCTCCCTCCACTACCACAGCTTGGTGACGTTTAATCATCCAGTCTTTAAGCTGATCAAAGTGGCAGGGCTTAGGTGCCCCTCTCCGTGCAATCTTATAGTCCTCGTACACTCTCTCTCTAAAGTTTCCAGGACCAGTGAGGAACATCTCATAGCTGCTGTGTTCAATAGCTAGCATGCTGTCACATAATCCTTTCAGATTCGAAATAGAATGAGCAAGAGGGCCTGGCGTAGAATGCTGAGTTAGGATAACACTCTCGTCCTGAAGGTAGTGGGCGGGGATGTCCCGCTTATACCTATGCTGTTCGATAATAGTGTCCGTCTCTCTGTCGCAAACTAGCCAGCTCCTCTCCTCATTACTAAACCCTGCTTTATACAGGGCCGAATCTGCATCTACTAGTAGATGCATGTGGCCTTAGTTAACTAAATGGAGAGGCGAGGGCGTGTCGTCCTCGGGGTCTGATCCCTCTCTTAAGTTCTCGTAGACCTCTGTCTTGTCCTCAAGATCAGATGTTAGGTCTAGCATTATACCAATGGCCATTGGTAGGAAGGAGGTTCTGTACTCCACAACTTCCGTGACCTTGTTGATTACATGGTATTCCTTACCTGAGTCTTCCAGTCCATCTCCTAGGACTACGAAGTAGGTATCAGTGGCGTACATCTCTTCCATCTTACTCTCCTACTACGGGGGTTACGTCACCAGCTTCGATCACCTCTTGCAAGGTGTTGTAGTATCGGGCTGCCAGACTGTCTGTAAAGGCCAAGATTGAATCAACCTTCTCGCCCTGCTTGGCAGTCTTGGGATAGGCCAACACTTCATGCTGGAGCAGCACGCCCACCATAGCGATGGCATCTTTGCGTGAACTCTGGAAGGCAATGCTCACCTCCCTTGCATTCACAGGTGCCTTGGGTTTGCTCTCCCCTGCTGGGGGGTCCATCTTCACGATGTTTGAGGCGTTCATGTACTTGCCTTTCTGCTCCGCATCAAAGCGTACATAGTCACCCTCACCGGCACCCGGATCGTCGAAGCCACAGCCGTACCATGTGCCGTTCACCTCAACATTATAAGCGGTGCCGCCGTTTGCAGTGGGCCGGTCTCTCCGGCTAGTAATAAATCCATTAACTTGCATGTTTGTTTTCTCTTGTTGTTTCTATTTTATTCTCTTTGGTCCCCTCTCCCCAATGAGTTCCCCACTTAATTTCCACACCGAGGGGTGTGCGGAAGGTGAAATTATATACACTCTTAAGGTAATTATAACACATATCCGTGAAAGTTTCCAGCATTATTTCGCACAAAATATCAATCTCTTCTGGGTGCGCTTCTACAATGATGGAGTCATGGATGGTGTTAACAATCTTAGAGCGTAAACCTCTCCTCTTCATCTCATGCCAGGTGTACACGATAGCTATGGGGATGATGTCTGCTGTCGCGAAACTCTGAATTGGATAGTTACATATCTGAGTACTCCCTTCAATATAACCAGTTCTACTCATGGTGCAGTTGGGGAAGAAGAAGTCCAATCCCCATGGCATCCGCACCTTCTTGTATCTGAGAGCCTCCTGTTTCCAGGCATCCTGCTGCCCCGTGATACCGGGGTAGCGGTCCCTGAAATACTGGTAGTATCTCTGCTCATCCTCTGTACCTGACGTGCCATGGTACAGGGGTTTGAAGGTGTGCTTCTTAGCATCTGTGCGAAGAGCATCCACCTCCTCATCTCCTGCTTTCAATCTAGCCTTTAGGTAGTCATAATCCTCGTTGAATATTACACTGGCTGTGGTGGTGTGAGGGTCGAAGTTTGGATCTCTCAAATCCTCTCTCCCCCTCTCATCATCACCCAACTCCACAGCTACACGAAACTCCAGACCTTTACCATCAGCTTCTAGGATGTACCAGCCCTTTTGCTTAGGCTTGAACAGGCGCTTGAACCTGCGGTCAATGTTCTGCAGCTGTGCCTTATACTTCTTACCAGTGGACGACAGACGATGGGTTTGTGTAATGTGCTGGGTGAAGCCAGCATAGAGGGTGTCATCATTGTCAACACACTCCTTGAACTTTGACAAACTCTTCGTCATCTTTGCATTCAAGTCACTCTGTTTCAGCAGCAACTCCTGCACCCTCTTCTGTGTCTTGTTGGTGGGCTTGAGTTGGCGCACCACATCCACACTGGTGGGTAGGTTACCACTGTCAGTGAGCAGTGGCTTCCCGTATTTCTTAATGGGTTTGAACTTCAGCTTCTGGTATAACACCTCCCCCTTTTGCTTAGGGCTGTTCCAGTTGATGTCTGCGATATCAATTAGCTCCTCAAGGATGGCATCCAGTTCTCGTTGTGTGCTAGCCCACTCCTCTATGGTCCTCTCCCCGTCTAACATGAGGCCTTGAGCCTCTATGTCTGCGAGGATTGGTGTCAATAGGCACCTAGTGAGCATCACTCCGAGCTTACCTTCACTTGCTATCCTGTCTCGTTGCTGTAGGAATATGCCATGCGTCACTCTCACATCATACTCACACCTTTCTTGGACAAAAGATGGAGGTAGATTGGAGGGGCACACCCCGTTCTTGATACAGATATCAACGAATGGTTCTTTACCTGGGTAGCCATACCTCTGTGCTACAGCACCGAGATCATTAGGCAGGCGCTCGGGGTTGTTACCTTGCAGCACCTTCTCTCCTATCATGGTGTCCCAGACAATTGCGTTTTCCAGGCGCAACCCTGCTCTCTTCAGCCACATCAAATCGAACTTGATGTTGTGTCCCACCAGTAGGGTGCGACTATCTTCAATCTGATCTAGCCATAGGGAGAGGGGAGCATGGTACTCATCTCCCCATACACTACTCACCTTACCCTCCTGATATACTGAGGTGAGTAGCAGTTCGTTATCGGGGTTGTTAGCATCCCCGAAATCTTTGTTGGTGGTTTCCACATCCACTACCGCATAGGGTAGGGAGAGGTACTCGTTTACATCCGTTATAATCATTCCAACTCTAATTCTTCCTCTTCTATTCCATACCAAGCATAGTCTGTGTCCATCTCATCTTGCTCAAGTTCGTCGAGCATGTCGTAGATGATCGGATCTTCTTCTGGTTCAGGGTGGAGAAGAAGTCGCAGCCCTTCTGCCCTGTCAGGGTCTGAAGCTAGCTGCTTTCTAATCTTATCCATGCCACTGTTGTATAGCTGATGCACCCTGCTGGTTGAGATGTTCATCTCGTCAGCAATCTGCTGGAATGTCATCATGCTACTATCTGACTCTTACTTGGGTTCACGGTGATTGGAAAATAGGAATGATCTCCTGAGATTTTGTTCTTAGTTATGGACATAACCCTCCTGTTCTGTTGCTCATGCCAAGCATCACTTCCGATGCCCAGCATCAAATCCATCTGACCCTGTACCCCTACGTTGGAGAAGTACATATCATTCTTCTCAAGGACCAGCTTACTGTAAGCACTCTCGCTAGCCTGGTGAATGATGAAGGTTATGATGTCGTATTTTTTTGCGAGCGCTCTTAAACGTGCGGCCAGTATCTCGTTCTTCTCTACCTTATTCTCCGAGCGGCACTCCATGTTGGCCATCTGATCTACGAATACAGCTAGCGGTTCATACTTCTCCACTGCTCTGCGTATCTCAGCTATGCTGCCAGGAGACAGGTCTAAGAATACTAGGTTGGCATACCCATTCTCGAATGCTCTGTCCCTTGCTTGACCTGGGTTGGCAAGTATCTCATGCTTGTCCATGTCAGCTAGGTTGGAGTAGAATCGCAAGAGCATAGCCTTGGCGGGGTCTTCGTTCCCACAATACAACACCGTGTGTCCCTGTTTAAGTAGGGCGCACGCGAAGTGTATGGAGATGAGAGTCTTGCCCACTTCCGTAGGCGCATAGATAGCTACTTGTCTACCTCTCTCTAGTCCACCGTCAATCTTCTCGTTCAATGCTTCTGGATCTAAGGCTACCACATTGTCGGGGGTCACCCCTGATATGACTTCCATTATATCCACACTTACGAGGGCGTTACTATCCTCATCTACTCCCTTGTCTGCTAAGGCATGATACTCCTCCATCAACGTGACTATCATCTCATCGGTTGATGCCTCTGAGAGGAGAGCCTCAGCTATTCTGTTCTTCAGTCCGTTCTTCTTCAGAATCAGATAATCTGTGAGTACGTTAGGTGCACTAACTTCCTCTAGCTCAGAGACTAGAAGCTCCAGATGTTTGGCATGTCGTGGGTAGAGGGTTGAGAAACTATCAACTAAGAGTGCCATGTCTACGCTCTCAGCCTCCCCATCCTCTACATAGTAGTTAGCCACACACTCCCACACTATCCACCCTTGGCGGGTGAAGTCTTGTGCTTCAACTAGCGTGGCTAGGGAATTAAATGCTCCCCTATCCTGAGTTGCTGCTGCTATTATTCTTTGTTCTCTTGTCACTCACATCCTCGTTTCTTATCCACACTTCCTCGCGCTGTCTGATATGTCGTAGAGTTCTAAGCTCAGGTCTTCCACCTGCTTCAGCTTCATGTCCTTGATGTCCTCTTTCAGGAGGACGACATGCTCTATCATGTTCCACTCCTTCCTCATTGGAAGGGCATTATCAGAATCGTCGGCATCTAAGGCTAGTATAACATGTTTTACTCCACATTTCAAGAGGTAGTCTGCTTTCTCCCTGCTCAAGTAGGTGCCAAGCAAGGCCACCGTTGGGAAGTAGGGGTCCATAATCACGGCGCTAGCCATGTCCTCTACCAGCAGGACCCAGTTACCCTGGAGATAGGATGGGAAGTGCAGCCCACACCAGCTGGGCCTCATCTCCATCCGTGCCTTAGGCCTCACGCCCTTGTCGTTAGCACGGAAGAGCCAGCCTTGATTCACACCATGGTTATCTCGGATGGTGTGTCTGGTGTAGCCGCGCAAGAAGTTCATGCGAGGAGACCAGTCGGCAGCGGGAGGCTTCATGTTGTTAGTCTCAGGCGGAGCATGGCTCCCTGCCCTCCCTTTCAGGTGGCACTCTGCACGATGGCAGAAGTACAGGGTAGTGGTAGCTGTAACTGTCACAGCCAGCGTGCCCTTGCCCCCACACTTGGGGCAGTCCACTCTGTGTGTGCCCATCCCCTCAGGGATTATGTTCATTAGTCGGGCGTAGTAGTTCACGCCCCTACCCCTGTGTGTTCAGGGGTTGTGAGTAATTCATACTGAATATCTCCATGAATCTGTGTTATAATGGTATTATATACTATATAAATATATATTATATATACTATATATAAATATATATATTACTATATATTATATAAGTATATTATATATACTATATAAGTATTATTATACCATACATTCCTGAATATTTCTAGGGTGATTTATAAGTTACCGTCTAGAGGCGGGTCTGCTGTTTCAGTACGAAACAGCGGGTCCGTAGGCACAGTCCTCCAACCTCGAGTCCTGTGCGTTGCTGGCCGGAATACCCCCCTTCCCCCTCGTCCTATCACTTCACCCGTATCACCTCCCCTAATAGGGGCTAGGGACAGCCCATGCCTGATGGCTGTGACACTCACTCCCTTTGGCTGCCAGTAACCTACGCCTGATTGAGCCAAGAATGACTCCACACCCTTACCCCTTGTTGAGTTGGCCTGCTTTAAGAAGGTGAGAAGCTTCTCATTGAACATGGACCCCAGTATGTGTAGTACGAATCCCGTAGATGTCAACGCCACCGGCATCTTCTTGTAATAGTGGATGTACACATGACAGGTGGTGGTCTTGCTATACCACGCTTTGCTTACTCTAGGGCAAGGTAGTGATTGGAAGTCATTGCCGAACACCTGCTCAATCATGTTAGGGATAATGTTTCTCGGAACTCGTATGAGTTTGACAGTGGAACAGAATTTATCGGTCAATTGGGTACACTCCGGTAGTATTGAGGGTGGTGTGTTGGGTCACGCCCTCATGGTTGTAAGTATAAATCCATACCTCATCCCCGTCCACGTTGAACGGCTTGCGTTCGTATGCAGTGGGGTGTCCTTCCAGCATGTCTAATCGTTGGAGGATTGTATCGTCCACCCTGTACACCTCAATACTCAGAGGGTAGGGGGAGGCTTCATCCTCCATTGCAAATGGGATTCCGCTTTCATACAGCCGGAACCCTGAGACGACAGCATCACGTATGTAATCACTGCCACGCAGCAAGCGGTGGTTCCAGAACCCTCGCTTTAATGTACCATACACTCCTACTTTCATTATCCACTCACCTTTAAATTATACAAAGAACCTGCTATGAGGGTGAGGATTACACACGTCACCCATATGTTAGCCCACGTTTGATCACTCATGCTGCTACCATCTCCGCTTCATCTGAGATTGCAGGGTGGACAAACTTCCTCCATCCCCCCCTCGCTTCTCGCCGTGCGATGCGATCCTTACCATTACGATAGATGTAATCGAAGCACCGAGCCATGCACTGCTGCCGGTAGGGAGAGGTGAGGGAGGGTGCGGAGTTAATCTCTATCACGAACGCCTCATCTTGTGCGTTGGTCATGACATCCACACCTCCGAAGTCTAGGTCTGAGAGTTCGAATGCTTCCACTGCCTTCCTCACTACACGGAGGGGCCAGTCACCGAAGCCTACGTTATCAAACCTACCTCCTCGTGCCACATTCCAGGCCACATCTTCCGGGTTACCGGGAGTCTTACGTGCCACCCATGCCACCCTACCACTGATAACACACACCCTATACTCCGCATTTTTTTGGATATACTGTGACGCGTAAGGGTTGGGAGCGAAGCGTTGCATGGCCAGCCGCAAGGCCGGCTGATCTGCTGCCAGCACAAGGTTTCTCCCTTGAGCGTGACGTGATGGCCTCACCACCATAGGGTAGTGGGCCTCATCAATCCGTTGATCCTCCACGAAATACGTAGGAGGGCAGAGAGAAGCCTCGTTCAACACGCGGCGAAACCCTGTCTTGTCATTGACAGCAGCGATTGCTTCTGCTGTATTCACTACTCGACCGGGGTCCATTCCCGGTACCTGCGCAGTGCAGCCCCATCGTATAATCATATCCGTATTACGGGGCACTCGGTATGGTGATCGTCGCACCTGGATACCTGTTTCGGATGCTTCTTTAATGCCTCGGCAAGAGGTGAAGCCCAGCTTACGGCGACGAACAAGAGTTGCAGTCATACTAGTTTACCTTCCTGAAACATTCTTTGTGGAACACGGCTCGACTGTCGTGATACTTGTGTATCTCAACGTCCTCTCCCTCAAATATTGGAGTGCCGCAATCGTTACAGCTTTCATCACTGAATCCCTTCTTAGGCAGGAGGAGAGCATTCTTGGGATTGTCCATGTACACCTTGTACTCTATCAGAGAGATGTCATCATCATCCAACTTGTAGCTGCTCCGGGTTATATCACTCACCACCGCCTTGAATCCAACGTTAAATGCGCTGGAGTTGATGCTCTCCATCACCCTCGGCTCATACTCTGGCGGGATGTACATTTTGGCAGTGACCTGGTTACGGGTGTATCCTCCGTACATATTCTTGGAACCCGCGCCCTCCTCTTTCCAGAGAGGCACAAATACTGTGCGATTCTGTCGAGCCAGCCCTTTAAAGGAGTGGATGTACCCTTCTATTCTGGTAGCTGGGTTATTCTTGGGGCCGGTGGCATGGACTGGGAGGTTGTTATTAACAGATTTGGACCATTGATTGTTGCCACCACGCCGCATACTCTGACGGACCCCAGTCTTTTTTGGTGTGAACTTTACATGATGAGCTTTCTTATCCAGCTTGTTGATGTTGAACTGTACCCACGTGCCAGTGGGCAGCTCATAGAACTCATCATCTCTCATATGCACCCCGTTCCTTATCAAGGTGAGGTCCAACATCTCGGGCTCCGACGCCCAGTAGAGAGCGGTCTTACCCCGCATCATCCACATGGGACGCTCCTCATTACGAGCAAAGTTGAGGGTCTGCTTCGACTCATCATACCACACTAGGCTGTAGCTACCTCCTAGTGATTCGAGTACAGCAGTGGTGCTCTTCTGATTAGACAGAGCGAAAGCAATAGTCTCGCTGTCGGTGTCATACGAATTCTTCCATTCTGGAGCGCCTGTGATGCTAGTCTTGGAAGTGATGGTGCCGTTGTGCATCAGCGTGATGTGCTTGTGAGTGAAGGGGTGTGCGTTAGCATCTATCTTATCACCAGCAGTAGCATGTCTGTTGTGGCCCATCATAATCTTGTGGCTGCTCGCCAACTGCATCAACCCCTCATACTCCCTCAACTGCAGGAAGTCTGAGGCTCGTATCGAGCGCTTGTATGTTATCACTCCCTTATCTCCAGCCAAGGCCACACCAGTGGCGTGCGCCCCTCGCAGCTGGTCAATAAGGAGAAGCTGACTGAACACAGCCTTGTCAACATGATCAATTTTCGGAGCAATTACTCCGACTAGTCCGCACATATTATGTACCTAATTAGTGTTAAGGGAAGAGAAGTCATACGCTCTATCCTCTGCGTAGAGGAGGGGGGTGACTGATAGTTGGAACAGATTGCGCTGAACCGAGGGCCAGTAGGCCTCCAAGTTATCACACAACACAGCGTCTACCAAATCAAGGGGGAACAGCTTGGTCACCACCTCAACTGGCTCACGAGTGGACGCTTCGATAATACTCTCGGGTGTTTCTCCTATACAAGCTGCATATAGATGGTTTAGGATGCGTATCCAGGATACGATGTCATCTTCCAGCACGCTTCCTTTGTGTATCCTTATCTCTATGCTGCCCTGAGCATGCAGTGGTATCACATTGCAAGCAGAATACTTGCTCCAGGTAGTGATGAGTCCCGTCAACTCCCTGGTTTCCATCGCCCTGCCTACCTGATACAGCGCTCCCGCTGCTTGGCTGAACCCCGGGCAATAGATGTTGCTGTACCTCTCCTTCCCCGACACGGTGTATAGGGAGGGCTCCAGTAGTATAAACAAACACACGAAGGCCAGCACTTCATCCACTGTCCTACCAATAAAGTCAATGTGTGTGTGTAACGAGCATCTATGGGATAGGTTAGCATCATTGGTCACACCCATCAATCGCAGATGATCACATAAGATATTGATAGCTTCGAGCAACCGCTTGCCTGATACAGGGTGGCGGGATACAAACTCAATGCCGTTGTTTCTCAGGCTCCCATCTCTCACCCGCCTCCAGAATAACTCAAGGTCTGAGTCTGCCTCAGACTGGTGAGGGTACCTCTCCACCTCTAGCTCCAGCCCCATGGCTACGTTAGTAGCAAACGCGGCATTCACTTTGGATGGTACCTTGAATGGCCTGTAATCAAACAGCTGACCCACGGTCTTCTCACCGTTCTGCTTCTTTAGATCCGTCATTTTGGGACCCTCGTAACCCAGTCAACTGGGCAATCTGGTATGGTAGATAGGGGTGTCTCGCACACACCCTGTCTGTTGAATTTGCCGATAGACACGCCTCTAAAGAATAGGAACTCTTCGATCCGGGCGAAGTCACGGTCAAGTACACCCTCCCCCCTCTTGTTGTTCGCTATCTTGTAGTAACACATACCGAGGTCGTGGTTCGACAACTGTAACGGCGCCAGCTTAGCTGTGTTGGTGTAGCACATGCCTCCTATCAGCCGCATCCTCAGCCCTCTCACATATTGACGGGACATAAGACGATGGAGATAGTAGTAGTGGCTGTTATATCGCACCCACCCCAGCTCTGGCACCTCCAATGTCACGTTCTGCATGAACGTCGTCAAGGTAGACTTGAAGCCACGGCGGGAATCGCCATACTGCACGCCCATTACTCCATTAGAGTTGATCGCCTCAATGTGGATGGGTACCCATTCTCCCTTCTCCTCATACAACAAGAGCGAGCCCTGGAAGTTGCGTTGCAGGTCTTCGGAGGTCCTCATCTCTTGCATATAATTTAGCTTACTTGCCATACATATTCCTCAGGTAGTATTTTATCAACCTTGGCCTTGATGCTACGGCACATAGCCTGTCGGTGTGTGTTGATGTTGTGTTGTACCGTCTCCGTGGGGGAAGTTGCTAGTATTTCCTCGAACTTTTCCTCAACGTTCTCCACCACCCAGCGAGTGACATCATACACATAGCCCATCATCAGCCTGTTGTCTGTCCAGAACGGGGGCAGCGAGCGGTACTCTCCACCATACTCCTTCAAGCGATAGGAGCCGGCCTGTCCGTACAAGTGGCGGCGCCTTCGGTCGGGGTCCATCAGCACAGACCACACACCTAGGGTGTAGTCCAGCATTAAGATACACTTGGCGGTAGTCTCCATGTTAGGATTCTCATACGAGAAGTGAACGTGTGCCCCCGCTGAGCGAAGCCCAGTGAATGGGTCAGGTTGCGGGTTAGGCATGTTGGTGTACACACACTGATCAGGTTGACACCCGAGTATCATGGCAGACGGGGGGTAGTTGATCAGCTCATCCATCAGGTAGTTGTACGATGCCTGACTACTGAGAGTGAGGTTGTGCTTCGCCATGTGTTCGGCAAGCTGTAGCCTCACGCTAGTCATCTTCTTGATCCACTCTTCCTTCGTAACACAAGGATCAATCGCCATCTCTGCCAGCGTGCAATCTTCCTGGAAGTTCCCGCCCTCTACTAATAGCGGCTTCTCCTTTGTGCCTCCGACGAGACCGATAGCATGCCTCACCCTACCATTACGATCACGGACAAAGTACTCCGCATCTGAACCAATTGCTAAGAACTTACTCATTTAACACCTCTACTTTCTGCCCATTTCTCCGGCCTTAAACCGCTGCCCCTCTCATGCCAGCCGCCGCCAGGTTGACAGCACCAAACTAACTGCTGCTCCTTCGGGTCCGTTGTCGAGCCAAGTGCTGAATCAGTCGGCCACTCGATGTCCCAGCTTTTATAGGCCTCGATAATCGCCACTCTGAAGTTCCGGGTCTTGCTGGAGTAGGTCCTGGTGGGGACCTCAGTTATATTAATCAGCTTGGGGTTGAGCTTTGCTACCTCCCTCATCCATGCGACATAATCAGCAGTGTTGTGGGAACTGCTCCTAGGATGGTAGGTGAGTATAGTTTTCCAGCTGCCCATTTCGTGAGTGTTTCCCCCTCTAATCGAGGATGCCTCAGCAATAGCACGATATAGCTGCGCTCTACTCAGCACATCAGGTTGGATATGAATACACCCCATAGCAACGCTCGAGCAGTCTCCTGGTACGGGGTGTGTGTACCAACAGGCTGCTGCTGTCATTTGGGGGGTAGCTAGGGCCTCTCTCACTGTCTGTAATTTATACGATGTCATAATCTACCTATGTTAAAGTTCATTAATGATTGGGTGGGTGATGGTCATATCTCCATCTTTGACGAAGACATCAAGCTCCCCTACTGAGCGCCTTGTGTAGTAGTCCGCCCACTCCTCATTCATAACTCGAAGAGGCAGTTCCTCATGATCACTCCAGGTGAAGTTAGTATCAAAGAAGCGGCTGCTAAGCCTCCCTAGTAGCTGAACAGGGATAGAGGGTGCCCCTCCCTTTGTCATCATAATTGATAAGACTTGAGCTAACATGTCACGGCTCTCCAAATAATCAAATAGGTGGTCTACCCTACTGCTGGCTTTAGATGGCATAATCTCTTATCCTCCTGGATTTTCTTAAGTAAGCTGGCTACTTTCATGATGTCATAATACTCTGTCTCACTGTAGCCCACTGTATCAATGCGCGCGAGCACTCGCTGCAACGCGTCTCTTGCTTTGATCTCTTCTTTCGTCACTTATATATCCTCGTTAGGATGGTTGCAATTTCATCATCGTAGGTGGAGTCACCTGCTCTGACTCCTATCAGTGTTTTGGCGTTCGTTACGGCAGCAGTGTCAACTACCTGCTCAGTATTAGAATACCTCTTCACTTTAACAACCGCCGCCCTGTTGTCGGGGTTGATAGCTGCCAACTCAATGGCCTTAGCTAACAACTCCATGTTTCGAATCACGGCACTTTCATAGCGGTCTTGCTTCTGTCTCTCTGACACTCTACTCCTCTGTTGGTTTGTAAAATTTCCTTCTTACTATATCTTTTAGGGTTTGCCCGTTGCTGTCAAGCACTTGCACCAGCTCTATGTCTCTCTTGGTGAAGTAGGGATCGTACTCTCTAGAGCTATACAGATTCCCCTGGAAACTAAAGCACGTAAAGCGCATGGTCTGAGCAGCAGTGTGGTTTCCCTTGGTATCAAAGTAATCCACATGTGAGATGTAGGGGAACCAGTCAAGGTTTTTCATCACCCACTCTGCATAATGAGTGGTGCCGTTAATGCTCGGTCCCTTGTAGTGGTATGTCAACAGACACTTACTTGCTGAGGCAGGGTTAATCCCGGACATGCGTGCCATAAGATAGGTGTACAACCTGTACAAACTGGGCTGCAACCGACCTGACACACAATTGACACCTCCTAGGTTGTTACCGCCGCAGTTACTCACAAGCCCCTTAAACGTACCTGACATCAGGGTGGTTGTGGCTCCAGCATAATATCCTGGATTTCTTATGAGCCCCGCCTTTTTTGCGGCCTTGGACTGTGCGTTAATAATTAATTGCATTATCCACCTCTCCGGTTGAGTTGAGTTGACGAGCAGCAGCCAGGAGTGCTTTCATTTCCTGGCCCTTCTCACTTTCGATATTGATAACACGAATGGACACCTTCCTCTCCTTATATGTCTTGGGGTTGGGCTTGCGGTTCCTGTGGAGATTGCGCACCATCCGGCGCACATAATCCATATCCCATTGCACAAGATTGCCAGCAAAACTTCTCACTGCTGTCCAACGACCGGTGTCCTGATCTTTCTTGAATACTACTATACCTCTTGCTCTCATCTTCTTCAATCTCCTAACTCATATATGCCCTTGACAAGCCACCACTCTTGCTGGGCAAGGTTTACGGGTTTAATTGGTGGTCTTTCGTCTTGGATGGGTTCAGGGATGCAGTCTACAAACACCCTTGTCTGAAGGGCCTCTCTCTTCTGGAGAGACACACCAACAGCAAAGAGCATCCCCAAAGCTAACACACTTATCAATACTCGGTGCATCTCACCCCTATGGCAACCCCTACAAGAAAGGGCCAGATTAGGGCAAATAGGAGCAATGCCATATAATAGCCCACCTTCGCCATAAAGGACGAATTTTTGGGCTCTATCTTATCGCTAGTCCCATAAGCTATCCCGGCTCCCATCAACAGATAGATCGCGAGCATCATCCGCCCACTTCGAGTGCCTTAAAGGCCCTCTCAATGGCGATATGTCTCCCCATCTTCTTGCTGGGACTCTTCTCTTTGCGGCTCACTCTAGCTATGCCGCGCGCTAGGGTAACCCACACCTCTTTCCCCTGTACTTCCGCTCTTGTGCGAATGTCGGCCACTGTGGCCACTAGGCGATCCTCCTCCCTTTTATGAAACAGGGAGATAATTGTGCCTTCTGGAAGGCGCTCGTCTTTAATCATAGTCATACCTCATCTCAGTGCTGATCTTCTCAATCTCTGGCTCATCGGCATAATAGCCCCACTCCCACTCTTCAGAGTCCGGGAGCACCTCTTTTACAGCTTCATCTGGATATCTCATGTTCATATCTCCTAATTATGGGCACAATTGCCCTCTGGCCAGGATGGCCACAGAAACCCCCTGCTATGTCGAATAGCAAGGGGCTTCAATAACTCCCTGATCTCAATATCACTTAATTAGCGACGGGATTGACAGGATAATCAAGGCTACTAACACCATGATAACGAATAGCGAAGCTTTTAGACTTGTCATACTCGGGCACCTCTTTTGATTACGCGACCATTAGTCGGTCGCATGGTTGCCGGTTTGCGGCCGTATCCGCCACTATCCGGTTTATTAGCAAACTGCGAGCCGTAATTGATAGGCTTTGCCGACTGCTTACCCACTTTCCAGAATTCCACACTGGCTCGCGACCGTATGCGGTCCGCCATTGGACAGATGGAATTCGGGATTCGGTTGGCCGCTATAGCGTAAGCCACGGCCCGCTCGCAATGCTCATTATGCGCCAGCATAACAAGCGAATCCGACGGAATTGGAAGTCTCCTGGTCATGATAAAAGGGCCCCCTGGCCCAGGTTGTGGAATGTGATTATGCCATAGTAATCGATCGAAAAATTGCGCCGTCCATGGCGCACAATGTTGAATCCGTTAGGCTACCAGTTCAACCAATCGCTGTACTTGCGCCTTGCTGACCTCGTGGTCAACGCCGTGCTTTTCGTGAACCTTGATAACCTGCTGGAGCCTTTCCAGCAGGGTTTCACCGGTGTATTCTTTGGCCGCCTTTTT